TATCAAACATTGGTCCAACCTTACCAGTGAACGATATCATTGGACTGATTCCAACACCACTACTAGTGCCATTAAATCCAGCAAAAGAAATGGGACCATTCGGAAGCACCTCTGTTAACCTAGGTTTCATATTTTGAGAATAATAAAAAGAAGAATGAACCATTACAAAATCTGGCATATCTGCTGTATATACTGTTCCTCCGGGAGCAGTTACTGTAACATCGCCTCCTGCGTTTATACATTCCTGCATATAGTACATTTCATTACCTTGCTTAGTAGAAGGACTAGTATCTGTCTGACTTAACTTTGGAGTAATGTCATCCCAACCACTTTCACTTATGGTATAATTAGCAACTTCTATCTGGGTTGTAGTAATATCATCTGACTTAAATAACCAAGATTGAAGTGATTGTGCATCAAAATTGTTACATCTACCTCTATCTTTTGAGCCTACAATAAACCATTTTAAAAAAGCTGATGTTTCTGGGACTATATAAAAATCCCCGAAAGTTGTCATCTCATCATTACCCTCAGGTCTTTTAAGGTGTATTGATGAATACATATTAGCCTGTTGACCAACAGTTCCACCAAGGTCGCTATTCAAATCCCACAAATCAATAGTGCCTACATAGTCATCACCTTCTAAAGGTTCTCTTAATACAGCAAACCCATCACAATAACCACTACTGTCTCTCCTACCATACCATCTCTTAATGGCAATAGGAGTAGTCGCACATCCATATTCATAAAGTTTATTATCGGTTAAGTGCTGTACACTTACACTGTTTTTTACAGCTCCAGAAGTAGATACATTATTTATACCAACAGCTATCCTTGCATTTTGAAGTTCTGCACCGCCACCAGCTCTTAATATAACAGACATATCATATGCGTCTGTCATTGGGTTACTAGCACCCTCTAGGGTATCTAAAGCTGGATTAGACCTTAATTCTAATTCTCCAACACCTTCAAATCCATTATTTTTACTATATCCTAGAAACTGGGGATGTGTATTTCTTCCCTTTGCTATATATAATTCTTTATTCTTTTTTTCAAAGTCTAATAACTGCCCACTTGTTCCAGCCCCTATATTTAATTCAGAAGGTACAGCTTGAGGAGTGTCTCCATCAATTTTCTCTATCGTTGCTACTCTTCCAGTACTAGAACTTATTGCAATTAAATTTCTTTCATCACCTACATCAATAGTCTCAATATGGTCAAATTGTCCAACACTCTCATCGAGTTTTACATCAGCAAGAGTAGAAAACACCCATTTGTCTCCGGGGGTATATGTGGTAGCGGAAGGTCGTGTAAATTTTATATATACACCAGTAGAGCCTAATTGTATGCTTGTATCTACAACTAAAGTTATTGCTGTATTATAAGTACTCCAATCTGCCCCATCTACGTGACTTCTATAATACCATTCTTCACTGCCATTACTGCCAGTTACTTTAACTTCGAAAGTAGTAGCTTCTGTAACAGTAGGAGTTCCTGATATTTCAAAATAGTTTTTATTATTTGGAGCTGTAGGCATTATTGCGTTTGTTGTTCGTTTTGCATCATTGTCTGGGCTGTTTCTTGTGTCGCATAATTAGAAGGTCTAGTATATGAGATTGTTGAAAAATTGTTTTCAAATCCCGTATCTTTTAATACTTGTACTTCTGGTATACCTCTTAACTCACCATCATTTAATGGGTCTATATTAAGGGATGTAGTTGCCGCACTTGTAGGGATATCCATTTCATCGGTTGGGTCAGATACTATACCTGCATTGAAGGTGTTTATTTCAAATATTTGTTTAGGCACTTAAGATTTTCCCCCAAAGTGAAGTGCGTCCATCAATAATATTGACAACGTGAACAGTGAAATCTCCATCGGCAAAGTAGTCAACGACTGCAAAAGCGTGTTGCCAATTAGTCTTGCGATTACCAAGCCATTGATTTGTTTCATCCCTCATATCCTTTAGACAACCTATGCTCCACGCACTCTTGGGACCGTCTATATGTGTTACACTCGCCATCTGTAAATCGTGATGATGACCGTACATTATATTGCATCCCAGTCTTAATAGGTGATTTCTTGCGTGTGCTATTCCACCATAATGATTTCCGTGATAAAACCATAACTTCCCTATTTGTAAATATTTTCCATTCGGGTGGTACTCATAACCACGTTGTTCCAATAATAAGGCGTCCTTGACCGTAAGACCTTGTAAATAGGGGTTTTCTTCAGAAAAGCTATTGAGCCATTGTTCGTGGTTGCCTTCCACAAAGTGTCTTTCTTTAACATTGACCTTATCAAGATATTCGTCAATAATGTCCATACCTTTATTAACATCACCGATGTCTTCATATACTCTCGGCAGTTGATACTCCAACGGAGGACGCTTCCGTTTTTTCCACTGCCAATGGGAGACTGAACTAAATTCTCCGCTATCACCGAGGTCAACATAAAAGTCTGGCTTGATGATTTGAATTGCTTGGCATACCACATCGACAGCTTTCTCATCGTGTAATGGAAAATGTTTGTCTGGTGTAATGATGCCACGTTTAACTACTCCCTTATCTCTTAATTTGGTTCCGATTCCCATATTGTCTCTAACCCCTCTAAATCTATATATAAATCACTTGTTTTTGCCAAGTGCTTTACGGTTGTTTGTTTAGTGAATCTTAACATTTTTTCGTTACAGTGTTCACACTCCCAGAAAAGAACTCCATTGTATGCCGCTATGACCTCTATTCCGCATACAGAATCGTAAGTTGAGCAATAAGGGCATACATCAGGGGGGTCTTTTTTCCAACGCTTAGTCCCCTTAATTTCTAACTTATTGTATATATCTATACCGCTAATGCTCTCCGATACCATCCGAACCAGTACTTTTCTAGTTTAGGCTTTCTATAAATAAGGTCTGCATAGTACTTTACTCGATAACTACGCACCCTATCTAGTTCAACACCTGATTTCAAAGCAGACTGTATGGTTTGAGGTCCTATACCTCCATCAACAGCTATTTTTGTGCCTTTTGCACATATAGATGCTTGTAAAACTTTTACTGCTCTAGACTTTCCCATATTCACTACCATATCAAAATAGATATGCTGTAGTTCTAATGGTAGTTTATCGCATTTAGCCTTTAACCAATAGTCCTTGTAATAGATGTCCTTTACATCTTGTTCAGTTAACTCCTTAATATTTAAATAAGGGTAAGCCTTTTTAGATATGCCCATATTCGTCTCCCCTCCGGGGTCATCTGGGTCGTTTACATATCCTCCTTCGTGCTTTAGAACATCTTTTACTGCTTCCTCAAACATTACTTTCCTCTGAACATTCCTTCAAGTAGGTCAGTAACTACATCAACACACTTTTCAAAGAAGATTTGTTCTTTTTCTTCTGATACGAAAGGTATATCAATCTTTTCATTTATTTTAGTAGCTATCATATCAGCCATATCATCACTAGCAAGATGTCCAATCATTTCTTCTTTCATCTTGTCAGCTTGGGCTTCTGCCATATCTACCAACATTTTCTTAAAGTCCATTTAAGACTCCTTTATCTTTTTGGTTTTTAAATATAAGTAATAGATTTGTACTGCAAACATTATACACATAAGTATACCAGACAATAAATCTGTCCAGTATACAAAACCTAGTCCTGTTGTCATTCCTGTTACCCTCAAACTATCCATTATGTTGTTTTTCCATTTACTCTGCTTAAGCTTCCTTTTATTTCAGAAACTTGGTTATCGAGGTCATTAATTTCTTTATTGAGTGCATCGAACTTTCGGTCCAACTTATCATCAGACTGATTCCATCTTCCAATAAGTTTAATAACCATTCCTTCCATATTCTCAAGTGTTTCACTTTGTCCTCTATTTTCAATCTTTAACTCTTCTAGGGTTCCAGCCTGTTCGGACGCTCTCTTGTTCATACTATATACCATATAGACAAACATAGCTCCGACCACGCCTATCATCCCCGCTTCTGAATATACTGCTAAAAAATCCATCATCCCTCGGTTTATTTCTTTTTACGTCCCCAATTTAATGGGTTTAGTTCAAGTGAAGATTTATACCATTTCTGTATCTCTTCTAATTCTGCTTCGTGTTTCGCCTCTAATTTAGTAATTCTTTCTGAAATATGCTCAAGCTCTCTTGCAATATTTCTAAGTTGTGTTTCAATATTAACGTACGAATACACAAGCATACCTGTAAGCACAAGCAACTGAATGAGCCACTTAATGTTGAGATGTACGCTAAAATTATCATCAATTCTGTCCACTTTGTACGACCTCGCAAGATTTGGTTTACTCATCTTCCTTCGACATTAGTATGTCCAATAAATACCTATTCATCTTTATTGACTGGAACTTCTTTACCTAAAATTTCACAAGCTTTAGCATAGATTGTTTTGTAATTATCTACACCTACGTCACCCACTGACTTATTGTGTAGGGCGTCATAAATTAGCTGTGCTTTCTTTTCTGTATCTTCTTTCCATTTCTCTAATTCGGCTTTTAACATATTTTTCTCCTGTTATAATCCCATTTTTTCGTGAGTGCTATCTATCCACCCATCTAGTTTAGAATCTGTCGCTGACCCATAGTTACCACCGACACCTTTCATAATAGAAACTAATGCTATATCCCCATCAAAAACATTAGTACCAGCTACTCCTGAAGAAGGTATACAACCTATTCCATATGGAACAGTTTCTGTATCCCAAGCAACTGTAGATAAAGTATCACTACTTGAGCCATCATCTACTGCTTCCCATCTTCCTCCACCACCATTATACGCATTACAATAACCCTTAATTCTATATGTTGCACCTTTACTACCTGAGAAACTATCAAAATTTGCAACTAAACATCTCCAAACATTGGTAGGAAATGCAGTTGTGCTTGTAGTTCTTGTATGCCAATTACCACTTGTATCCTTTGCTCTTATCTGGAAAGCACCTCCACTTAAAGAATTTATTTCTAGAAGTTTATTAGAGTTAGTGTTGTCTGAAATACTAAATAAAGTACCATTGTGAGCAGTGTGTTTTCTAAACCAAATCATAATTGTTGTACCACCACCGCCAGCAAGGTCCATAGGGCTTGCTAGAGCACCCTCATCCCAAGAATGAACACAATCAGCACTACCATCACCAGTAATATATCCGGGTGTAGTTGTACTTGTAGACGCAGTATGAACTGCACTACTTATAATATCACAATCAGAACCCCATCCTTCTACATCATTTACATTTGTTCCAGAGCCACTATAACTTGAGCTGTATCCAAAGT